AGCTTCCAACGGCATGATTAGTAACCTCGCCCTATGTCGTAGTGTCCAAGGTTTAGCGACGGCGTCGTGCCGCTGCCGCCCAGGAAGCGGCCGGCTTGCTCATTGAGCGTGTCGACTGCATTTGTCCAAGTGTCGAGCGCTGATTGCGCTAGCTCTAAATCCTGGGTCCAAGAGTAGAGCGCAAAAAGCGCCGCGTGCAGATAGACCGACTCGTGACTGTCGAGCAATCGGTTGGTGTCACTATCCTCTGCCAGCGCGGTCGGCCGCGCGAAATATTCAAACTCGATTTCGGACTCGGCGGCCGGATTGGCGCGGAATTCGACTTGAAACTTGAGCGCTGTCGACCGCAAGTGAAACACTTGGACGCGGCCGGCGCTGTTGGTGCGCAAGAGCGCGTCGCGCGCGACCTTGCGCAACGCTTGCGGCGCTGTCTCGGTGCTGACGATAACGTTGCGATCCTCTAGGAAGTTGGCCGGCAAGTCGTATATAGGCGACTCGGCAGCAGCGCGGTCGGTGTCGGTGAGCGTGACTTGCTCAATCATTTCGATTGCTCGCAGCTTGCGCGCAATCATTGCTTCGGCGCGGTCTATGTAGCTCGGCACGCGCGCCGTCAGGTCGGCCCTATGTGATTCGTCAATTACCAGGGCGCGCAGCTCGGCATACGTCATGGACGCACCTATCTAATGCGGTAGGGAAGTGATGCAGGATCGCGCGCAAACTTTTTCCAAGCGCGCGTTTTGGTTTCAGCGTCGCGGCTGTTCAAGTCTGGAAAACGATGCAGCAGCACGGCATAGTCCAGCTCAGGAATTGACAACAAGCAGCGGCCAAACTCCAAGTCGTTTGGCTGCGCCTCGCGACCGCTGCGCATGTCGGAAAGCCGCTTCAAATGCGCGGCCCTGTCAGCGTTGCCACTGACAGGGCCACGCGGCAGCCCGAAACGTCGGAACTGCGACACGGCTATTAAGCCGTGACAGCGCTGGTCGGGATGATGTCCCGAATGGTCGCGTGCGCTTTCTCGACGTAGACCTTGACGGTCCAGTCAACCGAAAGCTGCTTGCGCTCGGAAAGACCCAGCTTCGCCAGCGGATGCGCGACGTAGTTTTTGAGATACGACAGCGCGACGCGCGCGGTGTCAATCAAAAACACGGTCGCCACGTCAACGGCCACGTCGTCGCCGCTGTCGTAAACCTGCTGCAGCCGATTCGGCACGATTTCCAGGCTCGTGCCAAAGTCGGTGACGAGCACGTTAACGTAGCCCTGCGCCGTCTGATTGACGCCGCCGCCGCTGCCCTGCACGTTTGCCGTTGGCGTCGCAATGCTTGCGCTGGTCGGATTCGCCAGGATAAACGTGTTAAGCCGCTTCGTGATCTGCGGCACGGACATGAGCACGGTCGGGTCGCCGTTGGTCAGGTAGCACTGTTCGATAGCAGCCTTAACCAACGTCATGGTCAACGCTCGACCGTCGCCAGCAACCGGCGCGTCGACTACCTTGGTCGACGTGTTGAAGCCGCCGACAGCGCCAGGAGTTGCGCCAACACTGGCGTTGGTGGCAATCCAGGCATCGAAGCCACCAGCCTTGCCTGCCGTCGCGTTGTTGTTGTCGGCCACGCTTGCCTGCGGCGACAGCGCGATTGCTTCGACGTCGCGACGCAGCTCCTGCTGACGCATCATGAGCTGATATGCCAGCTCGTCGCGTCGGCCGATGTTATCGGTCGACTGTGCGCGCTCGGTGACAGCAACCACCTTGACGCTGTTCTGGCAGTGATTGCCGACGCGAGCGCCGCCAGCGGCATCGTTGCCGGAAGCGTCCGCGCCAGAGACGACAGCGTTGGTCAGGTCAGGGTCGCCCAGCTCGTCCTGCGTCCACTCCGTGTAAGAGTTTTTGCAAGTGTCGGAGCCGATGCGGTCGGTGAAAGGAAGCGGGATTTTCGAGATGTCCCAAATCTTCTGCATGACGTCCTCGTTGACGAGTCCGCCAGCAGCGATTGACTTGAGGTCGTTGGTATCCCAGTAATCAGCCGGCGCAGCGTTGAGCAAAAAGCGCGCTGCGATGTCGAACGATTGTGCGCGCTGCAATCGGCGCGCGAGTTTTGAATTGCCGTACATTGGTTAACTCCGTAAAAGTTTTGACACAGCGTCCACTTGAATATCAAGTGATCGAGTGCCCTGACTTTTCTGGGGTCTAACCTGAGTCGGGGCCGAACCGGCTGCACGACCGCGCGGAGTGCCGGACTGTCTAACCGGCTGGACTTTCTCTAGCGCGTCCTGCAACCGTTTCATGCGCAACCAGTTGTCGCGCATATATGCAAGCATACGGTGGTCGGTTATACCCTGTAAAGCGGCCGGCGAAAAGCCGTAATCTGCCAAGTGTTCCGCAATTCCGGCAAGGTCGACCGTCCTGGCGTTGTCGTCAGTCCAGCTCGGAATACGCTGCAACGTCTTGCGGCGCTCCGACTGCACCATAGCGTCAATGCGGCGGCGCGCAGCGTTGACGACGTCGGCGTTGAGTTTGTCGGCTGGAATTGCCGACATTAACTCAGTTAGCTCCGCGCGCTCGCGCGAGATAGCCGCCTGCTCGCGCGTCCGGTTTTCTTCCCATTGCAGCCGGTCGAGCCGGTGGTCGTCCTGGGCGGCGAAATAGTCTTTCAGCTCGCCCAGCTTTTTGCGCTCGCCTTTGGCCTTGCCGTCGCCTGGGCGCAGCTCGATTTCCAGCTCGTAGAGCGCGGCAGGATCGACGCCTAGCCGCTTGGCCGCTTCCTCGATGGAGCGCGGCGGCTTGCGGCCCTGCGGCTGCTGGGCGTCGTCCTGGGCGTCCTGGGCGTCGTCCTGGGCGTCGTCCTGGCCGTCGTCGCCGCGCAGCAGCTTGCCGATTTCGGCGAGCTGATCGCGCGAGCTGGGCGGCTTGCGAGCCTGGGCCGGACGCGGGCCGTCGTCGTCCAGCTCGTCAACTGGTCCGCGCTGCTGCGGCTCTTGTTGCCTCTGCGGCGATGCGGTCGCGGTCGACGCGGTCGACGTGGAATTTGCACTTGTCATGTAAATACTCCTGAAAATCTGAGACGGTCCGCAAGCGGATGTTAGCCGCGACTAGACCGTCGACGTCGTGGCTTAACACGTTCTCGAATTGTTCTATGCATGCCGTTCGCCATTCCGTGAAAAGCTGCTTTAGTAACTCATTCTTTTGCAGCAGCTGGGCGTCTACCGCCAGCTCCGTTGGACTTCGCATCGTCTTTGCTCCCCGTTGTTGACACAAGTTTAGGCTGCGACTTGGCCTTGATTAGCTCAGTCGTCGCCGATCCAACAATTTTGGCTTCCTCGATTTCAGCGCGGATGGTTTCCGCCCAATACTTAAACTGCGTTTCGACATCGGTCTGATACTTGCCCAGCGCCGTGCGCAACTGTTCAAGCTGGACGGCTTGTTGCAGGAAAGCCGTCTGCGCTTGCTTGTCGCGCATTGCCGATTCGTTCTTAGACTTACGTGCTTTCTGCGCCTGCTGCGACTGCGGATCAATGAAATACTGTTCCGGATTCGGAATGTCGTTGGCGCGGCACCAGTCGAGCGCGAGCCGATAGAAGCGCTCCAAGTCGACCATTACCTCATCCATGCCTTGCGCGGCCATGCGCTCTTGCAGCTGCGCCAGCTTTTCCAGCGCAGCAACGCGGCGCTGTCTTTCTCCTGGCGACATGCCGACTTTAACCGTGATGCCATCGCGGCGCGGCCACTCTGACGGCACTGGCGCGAGCCATCGGCCCGACTGTTTGATTGGCACTGGCTCGTCGTAGTTTTCGCGCAGCGTCGCATGCGCCAGCAAAAACGTTTCGCGAATCAGCGTTGCCGCAATGGTGCGCGTCATTAGCGCGGCCAGCTGCTCCATAACTGAGTAAGCGCGGTCGAGCCCCATCGACCCCATGCGCTCGTTGAGCTGCATTTGTCCGGTCGCCAAGTCGAGCGCTGCGCCGCCCATTTCGCTGCGCCGGCTGCGTTGGTGTTCCAGGTTTTGCAGGATGCCGGCCGACAGGTCGGGAATGATGATTGCGCTAACTGCGTTTTGAACATTGCCGGCAGCCTTGCGCACTCTGACCGACGCGTTGGGTCGACCGTTGTCCAAGTCGTCGACGTTAACGAGTCCGTCGAGATACGCGACGCGCGGCTTATTCGTCGCCGTGACGTTGTCGAGCAAGCCGCGCTGCAAGCCGGTCGACACGTCTT